TGTTAGAGCATTTAAAAAAGAATATTCTAACCTAGATGCAGGTGATAACAAAGAACTTGAATCATGGTTAAAAACTATTTATGATTCAGCTAAGTCACGTACAAATGAATCATGGGACCCTAGCGATGCATACGAGTATGGAGTATCTTCAGACTGTTGCGGTGCATCAGTTATGATGGGCGATATTTGTTCAGATTGTGGAGAACACTGTGATACGTATAGTGATGATGACGACTCAAACGAATCATTAGATATGGTTTCTCCAAAAAATGAGGGTCATACTTGCCACGATGGTAGTAAATCAATGTTATCCGAAGCTGCTCATCACCTAATTGAATCAATATGCGAATCTACTTGTTCAGAAGCAGCAATGTATGAAGATGATGAAGACCCTGAACATAAGTTCGATGGTTATGTTAATGAAGCCTGTGCATATATGGAAAAATGTATGTATGAAATGGTAGATGACGGTATTACGGTTAATGAATATGCAAATAACGAGTCTGCTTGTTATGAATCTACTTGCGAATCAATTTATGAGGTTTGCGAAAAACTTTGCAATGAAGCTCTAGAAATACATAACGACTATTCTGCTATAGAATATAATGATTACGTTAAAGAGGCACTTGGTTGTTATAGAAATGGTTTAATGGAATCTGCTGTGTACGAATCAGTATCTGCAGAGGTAATGACTAAAGTTACACAATGGTTGGCTAACGCAGACAATCAAACAAGATCATTGACTATGTCTCCAGAACAGCAAGCAAGCGAAATTGGAGTAACTATGGAAGAATACAAAGAAGCAGTCGATTCAATAAAGACTGAATTATAAGGATCTTACCATTTGGAAGAATCTATTCAAATAACGCAAGGCCTCGAAGCTTTGCGTTTTTTGCTTTTATTGAGCCAGGATTAGTATATTTACATTGATATACTGGCTAAATAAATAATAAAAAATAATGGCCAGTGCAAACAGTAAACGAAATGGCATTTTCTAGAGACAATTCAATTATCGTATTTGATTTGGATGACACACTAGTTGTTACCAATGCAAAGATCCTTGTTAAGGATGCCTTGACTGGCGAAAAATTTGATCTTACTCCACAGGAGTTTAACGATTATGAAAAGGAACCTCATCATGAGGTTAACTACACCCAATTCAATGATGCTAATATTTTAAAGGCTGGAAGATTGGTTGAATGGGTACTTAACATATTACGTTCTGCATACGAATCCGGGACTGCTGTCGGGATTATTACAGCTAGAGATAATAAGAAACTAGTCAGAGAATTTCTATTATCCCACGGTATAGATATTCACCCAAACCTAATTTATGCAGTAAGCGATCCAGAATTTGGATTCGACGGCACTATTGCAGAAAAGAAAAAAGAGGCCTTTCGTAAACTAATGGCAAAGGGCTTTACTCATTTTACTTTTTATGATGATGATCGCAAAAACCTAGCACTTGCAAAAAGTCTAGAAGCTGAGTTTGCAGAAATTACAATGAAGACCAGAAAAATTGGTCGTACTCAAGTTCCAAAATTAGATATTAAAACAGTCGGAATATTTAGTGGTAAATTTAAACCACCACATGCTGGTCACTATGATGCAATTGCAAAAATTGCAGAAGAAAACGACGAGGTACATGTGTTTATTTCCAAGACAGAAATGGCTGGAATTAGCGGCAACTCTGCAATGGATGTATTAGATTACTATTTAGAAGACTTTGATAATGTTGAATTACACCTATCAAACGTTACTCCAGTTAGAAGTGGATATGAATTCGTTGAAGCTCTTGGCCAAACACAATATGCACCAAATACGGTAGTTAATCTTTACGCTACAGATAAGGATATGCCTAGATGGGCTGCCATGGAAAAATGGCAAGGCTCAATTTCTAAAATTAATAGAATAGAAACCGAACGTCCAGAATTTGGAGGAAACTCCGGTGCAGACGGAGATGAAGATGGTGTATCTGGCACTCTAATGAGAGAGTTTTGGTTAGCACAAGACTTTGATAGCTTTTCACAGGGGATCCCTGAAGGAAAGGATCCTAAAAAGGTATGGATGATATTAGGTGGAAAGATTGAAGAGGACCTGCTAACACCAGAGTTAATCAGAGACCGTACTAAAAGCAATCCAGATATGGATGATATGCCACCGGAAAGAAATCCACAACGAGTTTCCGGAACTATTCGCGTACCATCTCAATGGGGTTCGTATAAAGCAAGTCGTCAAGAACTTGGAGCAAATCCTGGTTCTGGCACAACCCGTATAAAAACTTTTTCGGACTATATTTCCGATAAATAACAAAAAGAACTACAATAAAATGATTAAGTCATTTCAAAACTACTTTGGTCTAAATGAAGATGCTTCAGCAGACCTAGTTGCGTTAAACCAACAAGAAGCAACTGCTATGCAAAAGGTACTAGATTCTCAAAAAGAACTTGATGCAATTAAATTAAAAATTGCTGACGCTACTGCTGCAAAAACCGAAGAGGATAAAAAGAAAGCAGAAGCTGCTAAAATGGCTGCTGCACAGGCACCAACTGCCTAATTAAAATAACGCAAACTGCGTGACTAGACAAGAATTAATATCAGATATTATTGATGAAGTAACTTTTTCAGGAGCCCTTCCCTATCAACTTCCAACCAAAGAAGTAGAAAGGGTTATAAAGAATGCTGAGGTTTTCTTCTATGATAATTGGCAATATGCTCTAGATAAAGCGTATTTGCAAATTCCAATTGATGTATTTAGTGCTGCTCAATTTAAAGCAAGCCGTACTATTACTCTACCAGATTGCGTACAATTTGTTCACAAAGCAGTTGAGCCAACTGGAGCTTCAGTATTTTCAACAGTGGATAGAGACTTTGGCGAAAACAAATTTATTGGAGCCGAAACTTTCTTAACACCGTTTGTTGGAGAATCTTTAATGTATAGAACAGTAATGTTCTCATTCCTGGATTTAACTAAAGCCTTTCTGTTAGATACAATTGCATATGATTATAACAAAAACACTAAACAAATAACTGTTCTTGGTAGAACCCCTAAGAGAGGCGCTGTGCTAGAAGTTGCTAAGAAAATTGATCCATCTAATCTATATGAAGATGAAATGTTTCAACGCTATTGCAGAGCAAAGTCTAAACAGAGACTTGGGGAAATGATTACTACATTTGACTATGTACTACCAGGAGATGTTAAAATAAATTACACCAACCTAGTAACAAAGGCTGATACTGAAATGACAGCTGTTTTGGAAGCAATTAAAGGCGAAAACTCTGCTGGTTGGATGTATACAATGAGATTCTAATATGATTACTGATATTTACTTAAAACACGAAAACGACCCTGGATACGAAGAACTTTCATTTATTGAAAGGGAAGAATTGCAGGTGCTATTAGCTCAAATTAAAATGACGCTATTGACTCCAACTAAAACTGTACTCGGTGGGTCCGATTATGGAGTAGACGAAGAGTCGTTCTTATTTGATTTTTCAGACTCAGTAGATTTAGCTGGATTGGAAATCGGCGTACGTTACCAGTTAAAACAATATTGTTCGCTATTAAAGAATAGAAACTTTGAAGTTAAGGCTTATCTTGTACCAGATGGAATAGATCAATTTAAAGATTCTATACACCTATTATTAACAATTGACGGTAAGGCTAGATTTGTTATTGCATACAAATAACTGATTCGATATAAAAAGAAAAAGCCGCAAATTGCGGCTTTTTTTATGAAAAATTGTTAGTTATTATAGAGCTCCAGGCGCGCCTAATTCAGATGCGGTTTCTTTGCCAACTGCGGCTTCAGCGCCAGCTCCACCTTCCGGTGCAGTACCTGCTTCAGGCGCAGCTCCAGGTGCTGCGGCTTCGCCAGCTTCACCTTCTCCGGTTGGAGTTTGATTCATATAGTCTCTATTCTTTTGAAGATCTTCATCACTCATACGTAAATACTCTTTAACCAAGTATTCAGTAGAGAAGTATGGTTTGCCTTCATCATCAACAACTCCTTTAAGAGCGTTAATTGTTGCAAGACGTTTATTAAGTAAGTCTTGTTGTTTAATTTCTTCAAAGACGTTATCATCATGCCAGTTAATACCAACTGCATTTTTAAAACGATAATCATCCTTTAGATCTTTAAAATCAAGACACATTTGTAAATATAGAGGCTTGGTTAAAAGTTCCTTAAATGCAGAGCGCAAACGCGTTACAAATTTATTATAACGAATCTCTTCTCGACGAATACCTTCAGCATTCATTGTATATTGACCTGAACCATTTGCTGAATCCCATCTTGAATAAGGGATTTTTGAATCCATCTTTAACTTTTCTTTAAAGTAGTTAAGAAGTTCAGAGCCAGACATATTAGGACCCGCGTATTCTAGTGGCGCAATTTCAATTGACTGGTTTTGGTCATTAACTGGTAAAATATAATTCTTGTAGAATAGTAGATTTGGACGGCCGTCTACCTGAATTTCACCAGTATTAGTATCAAAGAAAATATCTTCTTTTAATTGGTTTGCAAATTCACGAACATCTTCCTTTGCTTTGTTTAGTGACTTACTTCCAATTGGAACTTTAGTTGTTAAACGAATCGGAGCGTTCATTGTATGCCAAATAACTTTAGAGTGTTCAATAACACGCATTAAGTTAAATGATCTAACCATTCTTTCAACAAACGAGATACGTTTTGTTCTAAAGTGGTTTGAATATGATAGGTATAAAACCTGAGAATCAGTAAGGGTTCTTACTTTAGATTCACCAGGAACTTTTTGTGCCCATTCTAAAAAGATCTTTCCAGCTGCATCCTTTTTAATTTGTGGATATAGTGTAGAAGGGTCAATCTCCTTAAATCCAATAATTTCTCTTGGATTTTGTAAGTCATCATAGAGAATTTCAAATGCTAAGTGACCTTCAATTAACCATTGAAAGAAATACTGCCATGCTGAAATTCCTTCGTTGAAACCCCATGCATTGTAGATTTTTTCAAAGTTTTCATTGTATTTGTCAATAACTTTCTCTTGATATTTAAGACGCTGCTCTTTGTTTTTACCTTTGTAGAGCATTTCGCCAACTAGGTCATTTGGATAAGCAAATCTGTTATCTTCATCAAATACAATAACGTCGTCTGTAATAGACTCAATTACAAATTCAATTTCACCGTTTGATGCAAGGTCTCTAAGTCTTTCGCGTTTTGTTGCATAATCCAATTGGAAAAATGCAATAGCTTTAGTTCTAAGAGCAGATGTTGTATCTGAGATTGCCATCGTTGCTCTTGCTAAAGAGTCAGTCTGACCTCCTGGTAAAGCACTGCCTCGAGCTTGCATTAATTGACTTTCAATAAAACCTATCGATTGTGAGTTCTTAATTAAAAGATCCTCGTACTTCATACCAACTCGGCTTAAATCTGATAGTCTTGATTTAAGTCCTCCTAAGCCGATATTGTCTAGAAATCCTGCCATAATTATGCGTTAAATTGTGATATTACTGATTCCATGCTTATTGATCTTGTCTGAATGCCGTCAAAAATATTAGTTTGAGCAATTCTGGGTACCAGGTGAAAGGGTATAAGCTTTGGATTGGTAATAGCTTCTTTTTGATATTTATTTACTGCGTAACGCACGTTAAATTTTCCGCCGCTCGCGTTTTGAAAAAGATCCACCATTGCAAATGGATTTGAATTAAATCCCATAAGTGGGGCATATTCGGGAAGTTGATATAACTTTTGGGTATCATTGATGAATTGTCCTTTATCATCATATGATTTACGTATGATACTATTAAGAGTCTGCCAGAGTATATTCAGGATAACTTGGGTAGCCCCCAATGGCATTATTTTAAGATTTAATATGGTAACAGACTCTGCGTCATTTGCTAAACAGATGCCGATTGGTCTTTGATCATAATAAGGTCTCTTAATTGAGTATTTGGCCATTGCCTTTGCATCAAGATATTGATCAGCAGTTGGGATTTGTTGATCGTCAACTGGTAAGGCAAAGAAAGTATAGATATGGGCTGGAATAAAAACTGAGTCTGGCAATGGCGAAAGTTCGCTAAAGAAAGGATCCTCTAGTTTTTCACCTTTACTTCTAAAATCGTCTATTTGGGAACTAAATGTTGTTTTTATCATCTTTATATTCTACAAACTTTTAAACAAGAAGTTTTCGGTAATAATTCCAAACTTAATTCCTTTTTGTGCAGCATAGTCTCTGGCTGCTTCAAATTTTGCCTGATTTGTAATAAACTGTTTTGCTGCATAGACATAACTTGCAGTTTGCTTATCTGTCATGCGTTTAGGTTTAGTTGGTGGCGAAACATATTTGTTTGGCTTAACTTCAATTAACCAATTTTCTTCGTTACCGGTTGGTCCAGCCAATTTAACAAAAAAATCAATATAGTAAATATGACCGCGCTTGTCCATTGGATTATAATATGGAATACCAAATGGTTCAGACGAATACTTAAGAACTGACGGGCTTGAATCTAACCATTTTAGAAATTTATATTCCCAACTAGATCGATAGATAATTTGACCCGGATCGCCCATATAACGATCTGGCTGTTGAGGTCTAAAATACCCCTGTTTAATAGATCCGCCGATTCTAGGTTTAAGAAATGTTTTTATATTCTTTTTTTGATTGGGATCTTTCATATTAATATTTATAGGTAGACTATATCATATACTGAATTACTAAAGTGCTTACCTATTAAGTCTTGAAATTGAGAAATTGTAAATGATGGATCCTGTTTATTTAGGAAAAGAAATAGGTCATTAATATCTTTAATTTTTGAAAGCTTAATAATTTGAGTTGGAAACTTTTTCTTTAATTCATCCATTAAACTATTCCATAAAAATACAGAATATCCATCTTTAATAAAAGCTAGCATTGAATCTTTACCGGCTTTGTCTCGGTCAAATATAATTTTAATATCGACTGCACCCATTGCCTTTAGGATAGATTTAGCTTTGGAAACTCCAGATGTTGCTAAACCATTCTTTAAAAACATTGAGTCAATTTGACCTTCTGCAACCATTAACGGCTGAGTAAAATCAACATTTAGGATATTAAAATAGTTATTAAGATAATTGGCATCATCAATAATTTCTGGAGTATCTCCATTTGTAAAGATTTTAGAAACCTCATTATAGGATTTAATTAGGTATTTTCTATCGGTAAACGGGTCTAAACTTCTAGTTGCAAGGCCTAGAATTTTACCAGAACGGTGATCAAAGTTAAAAATATAAACTTTATTATCCATTGCATCAGCATACATAATATCACCAAAGTTTTTAACTTTAGTTAAGCCTCTAGATTGAGCAAAGGTATATGCCGCAGAATTTTCTGAAATTTGATCTAATCTCTTTAGCGAAAAACGGTTAATTACATCACTAATTGAAATCATACCTTTTCTGTTAGATGTTAAGAATCTAACAAGGTGATTTTCAGTGGTTTTTTTGTAATTAATATCAAGATCAGCTTCGTCTAGGAACAGAGACGATATAATTCCATATTGATTGCTTAGGCTTGCAACAAATTCAGCAAGACTCATCCATGCCATGCAACCATCGTTAAAACACTTATAGGTTTTAGTTTCCATATAGAGGTGTCCTCTTTTTTTGGAAGCTTTAACCTTAGAGTCTCCGCAAAATGGACATGCAAAATTTAATTTGCCATCGCTCTCATCAATCGTCTGTTTATCGTGAATGCCAGGAAATCTGGCGCTCATGACACTTTTTACAAACTTTGAAACTTCAGTTATCTCCATTTAATTAGTCTTCTACTTCCTCCATCTCATCTTCTTCGACTACGACGGCTTTGGTAGCTTTCTTTTTCTTAATTTTATCAATATATTTTGCAAGTTCAGCATCTGGGACAACCACTGTATTTAAACCATATTTAGATACAATACTTAAGTACTGTGGCATCAATTGAGGCGGAATTGCTGAATCTGGATTTGCAATAAACTCTTGAAGAGACTCTGGAACTAGGGTATTTTCAAATGTCTCAGAGTCGACAATATGGATTGGAAAAGACTGTATATCTTGACCTTTTTTAGGTCTGTGTTTAACTACTTCAATTGCACGACGTAATTGCGGATTAATTTGAGGCAATCCCATTGCAAGAAGCAGCTTATTTAAAGGTTCGCAGATTAATCTAAAGAATTGCTGATCTTTATCCATTGGTAGAGCAAATTCAGTTGGATAAATTCCTGGAGAAAATGCAAAAATATCAAATTCATATGGATTTGGCGCAGCATAATAGAATTTAACTTTACCGCTTATCACACGATTATATTTTATATTACCGGTTTCTTTTAACATGAAATTATGATAAGCTGCAGCTCTAGTATAAATTGGAACGCCTTTATCTAATTTTAAAGGATGCTCGCTCTTAACATATTTAGCATAAGTACGTACAGAGAAAGAAAAACAAATATCATTTGGCTCAAGCGTTTCCATTTCGGCTCGTAGAGCCTGTAATTTAGGAATAAGCTCATCTTCAAGATCTAAATCATAACCACGATCTAAAAAGAAGTCGTATAGTTTTTCAAGGTGAGTTCTTGCCCAAATAGGATACGATGATTGAACTTTTTCAAGACCTTTTACTACTTGACTTTCTTTTTCTGATAACTCTTCAGCTGGATTGTCTTCGTAACTTACTTTAAGAACGTATTTCTTTTTAGCACACCAAATTGCGGCTCTAGAAAGATTTTCCATTTCAAACTCTTGGCAATTATCAGTATTAAATGCAGTTGCATATTTTTGAAAGGCTGCTTTGAAATAGGCGCTTAGTCTTTCGCGATTGATTGCCAAGCAAAACTTAAGAGCTTCTGTATCAGTTAAAGGAAAACCTTCAATTGAGTTAATTGCTGGATGAAAACTAACATAACATGAGTCTGTGTCAGTATAAATTGCAGATTCTTCTTTAACTTGATTAATCTTTAGGTTGGATATGCCAAGCTTTTCATGTAATTCTGTATCAAGGTGCCACTTTTCTGTAAAGTAGTGATTAATTGCTTTAATTGAAAATTTAATAAGGTCTTGTCCTTGTAGGGTGATCGATTGTGCAATATCTGTATCGTGAAAATAGAAATACTTATTACCGAAGGCTCCGTAAAACGAGTTAATTAAGATTTTTAGAGCGTTCTGCTCTAGATTAAGACGTTTGATCTCTTTGTCTAATTGTTCTTTTGTTTGCATACTTAAGTGTTTTACTTGGTTGGTGTTCTTAGTTTAACCTACTAGTATAATACTAATAAATAATAAAAATTAGCATGGCATTGGTAGCACAAGACAGAACTCTATCTAAAGTTTACGCAAATTATCCTTTTTTGCGAAACTTTCCATTTCAAGACTTCCAGATTGAAGCCGAGGAGCTAAAAAGACCTCAGGCTGATGACGGGGAGTTTGTAATTACAGCAAATTCAATGACAAATCCGTTTGTTATTAACTTTGTCTATTCTAGAGAAAAGCAAACTACTGCAATTTCAGTTTTTGACAGAGAACTGGACTGGTTAAGTACTAGGGCAGACCTAATTACTGAGCTTGACGATATTGTTCATATAATAAATGAGGCTTTACCCGCTGGGGACATTATTAAAAAACGTGATGCTGTCCTGGTAATTGAACACTGGCTAAAAAAGATCGCGGACGAGCGCTCTACCCTAAATTACAGTACGTTTAATGATATTCTGATGCGTCTAATTGGCGTAACTCAACTCAAAGAGACTGTACAATTAATAAATAACATTAATAAATTATCTTCTGGCGCAAACGTAATAAAAATGGATAAAAAGCAATACGATATTATTATGACGTATTACGATTTCCAAATGATTTATTGCAAATTGGTGCTTGGGATAATTATTGCTGCAAAAATATCTCTTTAATTATGTCGCAAATCGACCAGTTTTTAACCTATTTGTCTGTACTTAACGAATCAACACTTCAGCTAACAAAGCGCGATTATGAAAAAATCTGTTCAATTAGGGACAAGGTGACTGAACTTGCAGTTAAAGTCTCACAACAGCCTATTCAAGTCAAAGCTGCTCCAATAAAGGAGAAGGCACGCACAATATCATATCAACCAGTTAATGAATCTACTATACTTCTGTTTGAAGAATTTACAAATAATACTGGCGGCAGAGATACTCTAGCTGAATTAAACGAAATGACATTGGGTCAGCTTGAAAGAATTGCAGACTATGCAAATATGATTAAAGACCGAATGGCTAAAGGCGAGCAACTAGAATCTTGGATGTATTCTCAATTAACGACATCACTGGACAATTTAAATTCAGTGCATGATGCAATGGATGGAAATGATGGTAGAGTAGAATAACATGAAACATATTAAACTATTTGAAAATTTTAGCAGAGAATACGTAAAGGCAAATAATAATTCGCTAGTTGCCTTTTATACAGAGCAGCTTGGAGATTTTTGGTTGGAAAAGGACTTACTTGAAAAACTAGAATTATTTGAGGCCAAGATCGATTCGATATTTTCAAATAGCTGGAATCTAAACAGAGGTCGTAGTCAATACAATGGCGACTTCTTTGCCCTAAATGTAAAGGTTTATAATTACCCAGATGAAGACGAAGTTCAGGCAAAGATTGGTATTGAACTTGATGAGGAACGACTTTCTGATATTTGGTATAGATGGTTGCAGGATCAAGCCGAAATGTTTCAAGAAGATATTGAACAGTCTTACGATTGGGTTGGTCATGTTGGTTGGGGTGGAAATAGCGGCGGATGGCTACACCTTTCGCCAGACAACGGCGCAGATAGATTATTAGAATATGCTGAAGAGACTATTCAAATGTATTTAGATACTAAAGAATACTATGATGAAGAAACTATTGCAGACGTTGCTAATGCAATCAATAGTGCTGAATGGAAACGCCTTGCTGAACTTGGTTTAGTTGAAGACGAAGATGCAGTAAAAGAAATTACTGATAAATTAACTGAAGCTATTAATTGGTTTAAGGCCGAATACTCTAAACTTGAACAGATTGAAGATGATCTTAAGTCAATCCAACGTCAACACAGAGAATTTGAGCAAAATGCAAAGAAGTATTTTCTAGATTTTTTAGAAGAGGAAGTTGCAGATGGACATCTTTTTGAGAATCAGTCACAGCTTGTTATTAAAACCGAAGGCGACATTCAAGCTAATCCTGGTATTAAAATTTCATTAGTCGACAATGGAGAAGAAGTTGGCACCGTAAGTCTACTAAATTTAATAGATTCGAATTCAAATGATTTTGACCCAGATCTGGTAGAGTTTTTAGATAAAGACTCTGGGCCTTTTACTAGTGATAATACTTATTATTTACATGGAATGGGTATTACGCCAGCCTATCGAGGAAAAGGCTTAAGTAAGAATCTATTACAAAAGTGTCATGAAATTGCAAAGGCTGCAGGTATAGCGAATATCTTATTAATTACTAATTGTGATAATGTAGTTGCACAAAATCTATATGCAGGGTTTGGTTATAGACCATGTGACTCAACTGGAATAAAAGATCTTTTAGTTAAGAGTCTGACTTAATAAATTTACTTAAATCGTAACTGTGCTTAGACACAACCCACTGCTCCTTTTCATAAATTTTCTCACGAACTTTACCATGCTTTACAATATAACCATTTAGATCATCAACTAGATCGTAAATTGTTACTTTGCTTTTTCCAGCTAATTTACGCATTCCTCTACCTACCGCTTGTCGAATAGTAATTTCAGACTTATAACTTTCTGCAAAAATAATATTTTGCACATTCTTTAAGTCAATACCAGTCGCAAAGGTTGCATAGCTTGCAACTAGGGCTACATTAGACCCAGCTTCCATTGCATCTTTATATTCGGCTCGATGATCTCCACTTACTTCACCATCAATATAGAATGAATTTGGATTCCATTCTAAAATTCTTTCTTTAATACGTTGACCATATTTGTCCTTCACATTAATGAATAGTATCAGCGAGTTGCCGCCTAGTTTTTGGACTAGCGACGAAATAAAATCTACACGCGGTTCATATGAAATAATAAAATCCTTTTCCATTTGAAACATGTTTTTGCCATAGTCTTCAATACGATGAAATTGACTTTTACCGTGCTCCTGCATATACTTATAGTTTTGAATAAACGGTTCAGTTTCAGGATATTTTAAGAAAAGCATCTTAATATAAACATCAGGCGAATGTTTGTTTTCAATTAAAAAGCTTGATTTAAGAGTCATGCTTAGCGGGCCAATGTATTCTTGGATTTTATAGAAATCAGAAAAATCTTCATCTACTTGAATTGTTCCAGATAGACCAAGCTTATATTCAACATTAGTTGAGGCTAAGAGAACATCTTTAATTGTATCGCCTCTTGAAGTATGGCACTCATCAATACACAGTACGGTAAATTTCTTGAAAAAATCTCCATCTCGTTTTGCTAAACTTTGATAGGTTGAAATAACTAGATCAGCATCTTCAAATTTCTTGTCTGAGTATTTGTTTTTACCACCAACTTCAAGGATATTCCAGTTAATTAGACCAGTATGATAGTCTTTCATAAATTTTTCTGCAGTTTGGCCAACTAGTGAGATATTAGGCACTACGATTAGAGCCTTTTTATCTTTACCATTAATAATTCCCTTACGTTTAAGGAAACTTAGATATAAAAATAGGATTAGGGTTTTACCGGCTGATGTTGCTAATTCCTGAGCGCTAAACTTAAATTTAAGTGCACGGTAGGCAGCTTCCATTTGGTAATCGTATGGAGTAAGATCAACTCCATCTAGTAGGACACTTGCAAATTTATCAAGTTGATCCTTTGTAAATTCAAGATTAAGCAGAGAATCTAATCCATCTAACTCAATTTCATGACCATAAATTTGGCTAAACTGTTTGATTTGATACCATAAACCTACGCCAATTCGGTTTTCACGATCGATAAATTTATCGTAACCGTCCCAAAGGCGGCGCTGAAATAGCGGGCTAAAGTGATAGCCTTTAGCTCTTTTTTTAAAAAAGTTCTTAAGATCAACTAGTTCTTTTTTAAGATCATTGTGTATTAATTGAAAATATCTTTTATCTGGTGTTAACTTAAACTTTAGCAAACTCTTTGGATGTTTTTACACACCCAGCATCTTTTCAATATCAAGTCTAGTTTTTATACCAAAAAGAGCGGCGTCTACTGTCTTGATTGTGTCTTGATAAAATTGAGTTTGGCTTTCGATCTGGTCGATCGTTTCTTTGATAATAGACGTTTTTCCGTCGACAATAGTAGTCTTTTCGTTAGAATTGTATCTTAGCTGGGATGTTCTGGAGACTGCTTCCCACTCGTCTCCTTTTTGTTCTCTATATTTCTTTTTGTAGCGATTAAAGTGTTCAATTAGGGTATGGTTTTCCTCAAGCAATCGTTGACGTAAGCTTAAAAAGTAGACTTGGGCATCAGCGAGTCGCTTTATATTACTCATATAACCAATTCCTTCCTGTACCTCTTCAGACACAGCTTTACGCTTTGCCGAAAAAACATCAGATAAACTCTTTTTAACTTCTGGTGATTGTTGTTCGAATTCCATATCTTCTTTTACTTGGTACTGGGCCTAAGGTTTAAACAAAGGTGTAACAAGTACTCTCAACCTTAAAATAATATGTATCAAATTCTTGTGGATTGAGTGAAGTGTAGATATCTGTTCCAATAGAGTGTCGGTCTCCATTTTTATAATAGGAACTAATTTGACCTGCATAGAGACAAATTATAGAATCGATATGGTACTGTTTTAAACTGCCTAGCATCATATTTTTAAAGTCTTGATCAGATACCTCTGACCCAACGTTAGTTATAAAGATGCTTGGATAGATGATAGGATAGCCTCCCATTTGATGATTTGTCATAAATGTTTGACGAACATACGGCAAGGTTGCAAATTTGGATAAATCTGTTAAAAATTGACGATAAATCTTTGGGTTGCTGAAAGTAAAGATGGCAAATGGCTGTTTTCTTTGGATAGTTTCCCTAACCAAGTTAACTCTGTTACCTTCGTATTCCCCTTTTATAAACTCTAAGTTCAACTTTAGTATAATATTATTTCAAAGTTATTTATTTCATATGGAGAAAGTTTTAAACGTCGTAGATTTTGATGAAACCTTATTTAGGGTTCCCCCATTTACCCATGCTGGTACAGAGTTTAAAAAACCATACGAGTGGTTCGATAATCCAAAATCCCTAAATACCAATCTATATAGATTGCAACTAATCGAGTCGGTTTTTAACAAACTGGATAAGGATCACACTACAATAATTCTAAGCCACCGAGTAGCTGCAACCAGAAAGGCAATGGAGGCAGTTTTAGATAATTTTGGAATTACCAAAACATTTAACCAAATTATTCTATGCGAGCGTAATACAGATAAGCCGCAAATGCTACTTGAATATTTAGATACAGTCGGGCTGTCTTTTGATAAAATCCGAATATTTGAAGATTCTCTAGTTCAAATAGACAAATACACTAAAGATCCATACCTAAGTAAGATTACAAAATCAATTGAATATTGGTTTGTTGATAAGACAGAATTGCTCCAAATTAATGGAAATATTGGTATATTATCAAGAGAAAGAATACAACTTAAATACTCATGATAATTTTTATTGAAGGTACCCGTCACTCAGGCAAAACCCATTTACTTAATCAATTGGTTAAGCTACACGGTGATGAATTAAATCTATTTTATTATAAATTTTACCTAGCTGATGAATATTCAGCAATAGTTAAAGAATGGGATAAATCTGATTCTGGTATTCACTATTTTAGTATGGGTAATATTATGACAATACTTGATCTACATGAACATTTTCCAGATAAGATTTTTGTATTTGATAGAGCTCATATTACAGCAGCTACCTGGGCAACCATTTGGAATCGCTTGGAATTTGGTCAAGCTCAATCTGAGCTATATGGCTTAATTAAACGACCAGGCTACCAAAACTGCAAAACTATTATGATTGATGCACCAGATGAATTTAAACAGGATCAGGCTCGCAAAAAAGACCTATGGGATGGATTAGTTTCAGCAAAAGAAGAAAAGCGACTTATGCTAAAATTGATTGAAGATGCGCCATTTAGATTTAAAGATGCTCGTGAAGGCAATTCCTTTGACCATTTTACAAATAATTTTAGTCAAGACTCAGTTGATGAGTTTTGCGAGTTAATCCAAAGATTAGTTCGGGATAAATAATCAGAAATAGGCAACTATAAAATGACAAAACGCACTATTGGAAACTTTAAGCAGTTCCTAAACGAAGCAGAAGAATCTGAGGCTCTTAAAGGATTACCATTTCAGGAACTTATGGACCAACTAGTTAAATTGACTGATATTACATCAGATAGTTTAAGCATTGGAACACCAGCTGATATCTATGGCCACTCGACTTCATATAAAACTGATCTTTCTGAAGTTCAAGCTAGACTTGCAGATGTTGACCGTTACTATACAACAAAAATGAAAGAAGAAGTTAGATTCTATTGTTGGAATCTTAACTGGAAAGACTATTCATCTGGTAGAGAATTAGAAAAGAAACTACCGGAAGGAACAATTCAACCATATCAAAATGTTAACCTAGCTAGCTTAATTACCTATTTCGAAGAGAACCCAGAAGATGCTGGTTTACTAAAAGGTATCAGCCTTAGTGTTTCTTCAAAGGCTGGCAAAGATTTTGCAAAGGATATGGGAGCAGGAAAATACGGATCTTTGGACTAATACTAATTTAAATTTATGGCAGGACTAAACCACTTAAAGGACATTTACGAAAAAAAGGGCAAAGAATTTTTAGAGGCTCTTCTTAATAAAGAAGTTATTGTTAACGAAAAAATGGACGGTGCATTTTTTGGTGCACAAAGAAATTGTGGAAATTCCGAAGAACCATTTGAATTTTTTAAACGTAATACTAAATTAACAGGTGTAGATCGTGTCCTAAGTTCATACTATAACCCTGCGCTTAAACACTTCGATGAATTATCGGCTGACTCAATTGAAAAACTTCCATGTAACTATCATTTTGGAATGGAGTATTTTAGTTCGCCGACTGCTCAATCGATACAATACGATAGATTACCTAAAAACCACTTGATTCTAAGTTATATTCATATCTTGGATGAAGCTGGCGAACAGGCTGAGACTATCCAAGATAAGGCAGAATTAGACAAATGGGCGGATATTTTAGATATCGAGCGCCCACCAATTATTTTTCAAGGAAAACTAACAGATGATCAAAAAGAGAAAATTTTAGATTTTGTCTATACTCCACTTGATGAGTTAGTTGGAAAATTTAAAACTGCATCTTTTACCAAATACATTATTAATGTTCTTAACCCTGAACTTAGAACCTCTTTTTTAAGAGACACAGCTGACAAAGATATTGAAGGTATTGTTTTTAGATTCTATGAACCAGGCGGAGAAGATTCGGTATTTTTAGCAAAATTAGTTGACCCAGTTTTCCAAGCAAGAGCAAAGGAAAAGGCTCAAGACAGAGTAGCTGCACCAAAGACAGATGATTACATTTGGATTATGACAGCTGACTTAATGAATTTTATTGAAACCTATTCGCAAGCAGACCTTGATGTAATTAAGCCAGATGGTACAACATTTGAAAAACGCTATATTCAAATTATAAATGCAATATTTAAAGATTTTGTACAGGCGCACGGTAGCAAATATCGCGGTCTTGAAATAACAACTCCAGAATTCCTAAATAAGCCGGAGTTTGATGTTAATCGTGCCTTGATCAATGATGATATGGTAATTAGATTAATCGATTCAGATAAAACTCTTAAGGAATTGTATAGAGTTTTCTTAAATACATTTAGAAAGAAAAATATTAGAGTTAGCTCAACCTTTTTTAATAAAACTATGAAAGAAACTCTAAAATCCCAAATTGCTAAAGTTCAACTTGCAGCAGAGGATAAATTAAACGAGGCATTTTTTCCAACATTTAATCAATTTTTTGGTACAGATGAGGATGCCTCAGATTTTTTTAGTCAATTTCAAGCAAATCAAACTAAAAAAAAAGATATTGAAATCGTTATTTACCTAGATAAATTTCAACCTCTAAGTAAAGAACACGAAAAAATCGCAGCTAATATTAAAGGAAAGTATGATGTTCCTTGTTTAATGGTAGCGTATCACCCAGGACAAAGAAGTTCAGCTTTTCCAATGTCTTCAGAAACAGTCAAAAATTCAATTGACCGATTATCAAAAACTTCAGATTATGTAGTAGGCGGTTCAACTGTAGATTCAGTTGGAATAGATGAATTAATTGGTGCAATTGGCCAAGGTTATTCAATTAAAGCAATTGCAACAAATTTAGAGTTTGTGCCAGATTTAGTAATTGACCTAAATCGTATTAATAAGAGAGCGCCATACGCAAAAATTCCATCTCAGTTAAAGGTAGTAGAAGTACCTAAAATTGAACTGGAAGCCGATCTTGTTAATTCGGTTAAAACCCAAGATTTTGTTCTGTATAAAAACATAACTAGCAAGCCTCTACACTCAGAGTTTTATAATATGACAAAGGAGATTGAAGAATCCCTTTTAACTGAGTCGATTTCAGTTGCAGAGCTTGATAAAAAGAAAAGTGCCCTGCTTGATTTAATTATTGATGCACCATATAATGAGGCTCTCTATAAAAAGATTGAAAAACTATTAAAGAGAACCCATAACGACGTAAATAAAGAGTTATTTGATATTCTTGGCACAGGTAAAGGCTATAAAGATTTAGCAAAAACTATTGTTTCGATTGCAGACGATCTTGATCAAGACGATGACCTATTGGTGTATTTAGATAATCCAACTATTACATTTGAAGATATTACAAATAGTCCAAACGGCAATCTAAAAACCTTATTTGATACGACGGGTCTTAGCCCAGCTCTATACGATCAGCTTTTTAATTTAATTGGGTCAGTCGGTAATGTAAACATTGGCCGAGGCGAAATTTTAATGTCAATCTTAATTAAGGATGCGGTAAACGCTGGAAATAGAGATAAGGGCGATATTAAAATTAAGACAGATTTAATTGAAATTAAGGCAAGTGGAGATAATTTTAGATTAACTGGACAAAGCGGTACTGGTATGGGAGCAGATACTGGAAACTATATTAGAAAAGGTTTAGGCGATCTATTTACTGCAGCTAAACAGGAAGTGCCAGAGTATTTTGAAAACTCTACGGCATTTACTCCATCCGCTTCTGCCACTCCAAGAAAAGAATATTTTAGCCAAGGAATTACAGCTGCTGTTCAAGCATCAACTAAAGAAGACGTGGTTGAAATTTTAGCAACTGGATTTAACCTAATTTATAAGAACTACAAAGATGAGTTGACTGCAGTATTTAACGGTGCAATCGCAGAAGACGGTACATTTAATACTGGTGCCTATTTAAATGGAGTATTAAAGATTGAGTTTGATCGATATTTACAGGACGGCACCTATTTTATGGCAGTTAGTAAACACACAGGAGACTATGTTTTAATTAACGGAAAGATTACAGATGATCAGCTTAAATACTTTAAGATTGAACAGGCTAATAATATTAGACCTAAATCTACTTCATCTGACTCTCTATTGGGAATAGATCTTAACATGGATTCCTTCTCAACTGCTCCTCAAGAATAAGTCTAGCCTTGCTCTAATAAATATCCTAAAAGGGCGAAACTTGTGAATTCTTCTCAGAAAAACTATAAAGATTATCTTCAGGGTAAGGCTAGATTGGAAAATGCGGTTATACAGCATCCAAGCGGAGATAATAAGATTATGGATCTTTTACAAAAGGAAACTAATCGGACCTTTTGGATTAAACCATTCGCCGATTGGAAAAAACATACTACAAAGAAATGATTCCATTTGAATTACATAGCGGGTTAGACGAGCCACAGACTGATGCCATGGATGTATCTACATTTATGTTAAGTCTACTACAAATTAGAGATCAGGCTCATATTTTACATTGGCAAACTACAAACGAAGCTCAACACAATGCATTTGGTGCATTTTATGATGATTTCTTAGGATTAGTTGATGAAATTGCTGAACAGATCATTGGTAAATTTGGCAGATTTAAAGTTGGAGGCTGCGCAATTCTAGTTATGGATTACGATCAAGCAATGCCAATTTTTATTCAAAATATCGAAAGAGTATTTCAACAAGATTTTTGTGAGCTATTTGATCAAGAAACAAACACTGAATTATACAATTTAAGAGACGAGTTTTTATCATTAAAGAATAAACTTGCATACAGATTAACCCTAGACTAATGCTTAAATTTAGACACATACATATCCTCGAACAGCTTCTATTAGAATCTGAATTAATTATTATTGGAAACGAAATTTCCGATATTATCACATTTGCCAAAGACTCCAATAAAAAGGAGGAGGATATCATGAAGAAGGTCGATGAGTTTTTATCAAGACTTATTGAAAATGATATTTTAAATAAGGCAAAAACTGACCCACAGGTTCTTCAGCAATTAAGTCAAGCTTTTCTTAATAAAGAATGGATTGATATTTTAAATAAGTATATTGATTTTATTTCTCAAACTTTAAAAATCGAAACCGAAGTTCTTGATCAAATGATTAAGGATGGTGAAGACATTGAATTACAGTTAGAGAGAATACGAGCATACAAAGGTCGAATGGCTATTGTATGGGAAGCATATCAAACCATTGAGGAGAGCAATTGGACAGCCGAGGTTAATGACCTGCTTGATAAAATTAAAATTTCATTTACTGATCAAAAGAAAACTGAAGCTGAGGTTACTAAAACATTAGTTAGCTCTGCCAAGGAAAAAATGGATGGTACGACTGCAGATTCTGAAGACTTTAGAAAAACAGCAGAAGACTCGGTAAAGGTAGCTTATATTATTTCAGACTTTTCAAATAAAGATGAGGATAAAAAGAAGCCTGAACCAGATATTATTGATGTTGAATGGGAAGAAGTTCAAACAGAAATGGATAATGATGTTGACGACTTCAAGAAATCTTCAGAAGATTTTAATAAGCGAACTGGCGGTAAGGCTGAGAAATTAGTTAAACGCGACGTTATTATTAGAAATGCAATCGAAGAACTTAGAAATTGGCCAGACCTAAATACAATAGAGTCTCAATTTGTAAAAGTTCGTATTATGATTATGACGGATGAGCGAGGAGAAATTGATGCTATTACAAAACGTCGAACTATGTTACAAACTCTCGACGATTCGGCCAAGAAACAATATATGGTTGAGGCAATTGAGGCATACTTAGAGGCAAGGACTCGTCTTGGAAAATATAAAACTGATCTTGATATAAGTCGTTATAAAGGAATTGCCTATTCTCCAGAAATTAAGCTTCCTCTATTTGAAAGAACTAAAATTGCAATTACGTCTAAACAAATGTTAGACTCCAGCCGAATTAATTATCTACTAAAGATTGGAACCTATCTTGGTACGCTATCGGCAACTGTCGAATATCAAGGAGAAGAGCAAAAGAATCTTGGAGCTCAACTCGAAAGATTTAGAAAAGCAACTTTACCTATTATTGGAAGAACCATTTCAAGAACTGCCAAGGTGACTGGTGGTAAAGAGGCTCAATTAAAAGCTGAAAAGTGGACACGCTTCTTATTTACAAGTGCAGAAAGCGGATTAGATGCCCCACAAAGTAAAATTAAAGGAGCAACTAAAGTTGGATCCGGTCAAGTTAAAGAGGATATTGCATCACCAGGTGTAGCAATGCAAACACCAGCAAGTATCGGCAGCATGGGTAATCCAATTGCGCCAACTCAAACTTCACCAGGTTCTGGTGATAATTTTCAACCAAAGAAATCTAAAAAAGCTAATAGAAATATTTTAGACTTTACTAGCTTTTATAAAAATTTAAATAAAAAGTAAAATGCAAAAAATTAAAACTTTCGAATCATTTTCACAAGAAGATTTCGAGCCAACTCAAATTCAACTAGCAGCTGAACCAATACACAGCAAAGAAGATTCGCATGAAGCTGAATATGAAAATTATATGTTTTTTGGAAATCTTAAAACAATTAAAAGATGTGTTGATCTTTTATTAGAAATGGACGAGTCTGGTGTTGATGAAATTTTGAAAAACGGACACGCATGGGCAGCTGACCATATTGCTACATCAAAAGATGACGTAGAAGAGGTTTTTAACTTTTTAATTAATGAAGTTAACGATTCTCAAGATAAGGAACTAATTCAAGAAGACCCAAAGGAATACTAAAATCTAATTATTAAATGTCGCCTAATCTACAGTATCATTTAAATGAAAATATATGTATTGCCGAATCAGCATTTAGGCCGGGTAGCGATGCACATATTGAGTTATTAACTGAAGCTAGGTTTTATTTTGAAAATGGGGTTACATTTGATTCTATTACAGAGGAATTATTCATAAAAACTGATTTAGGTTTTATTGGAGAATATTTAGGGGAGCCAGTTCCACTAGATTTTCCAATTGAAGAACTTAATGAGGCTGAATATAAAGGTCGAGAAGTTGACCTAAACTATCCAAAACGAGGCGGTGCTAAAAAGTATCATGTCTACGTTAAAAATCCAAAAACTGGCAAAACCATTAAAATTGCGTTCGGCGATATCCATGGAGGACTTACTGCAAAGGTAAGTAATCCAAAGGCTAGAGCATCATTTGCAGCTAGACATCAATGTCACTTAAAGAAAGACAAGACTAAAGCTGGATATTGGGCTTGCCGAATAAATCGATATGCACATCTTTGGGGTGGTAAAACTTATCCGGGGTACTGGTAATTATATGAATAACATACTTTCATACACAGAATTTATTACAGAGGCAAGAAAAACCAAAAACTCACCAGATTGGCACGATTCAAATGCCCCTGATGCAAATGGTAGATTTAAAAGCCTTGGAATCAAAGCTCTAGCTTCATGGTTAATTAAAACTAGAGGCGGTGATATGAGAAAAATTACAGGTAGCCTTAACCAGCAAATTGTGTTTAACCGCAATGACAATCCAGCCTATGCTAAAAAGATGGAAAAGGTTAGAGCCGAGGTAAAGCGCCAACTAAACAAAAAGTCATAAACTATGTATGTAAAACCATTTAATGAATACATAAGTTTGCTTGAGAAAAAATCGACTCCTGAAAATCCAGCTCAATATAAAGCGCCGGAAGGAAGTTCTAGAGATAAAAAGCTAGATAAGACTAAGAGTTTATTAGATAGCGGTAAAAAGGAAGCTGCATATAAACTTAGAGATGAGATGGAGGCAGCTGAACGAAAGAAATCTGGTTGGAAAAATACGCCAAGGCCTGATTCAAAGGTAACTGAAGCAGATAGGAAAAAATCTTCTAACCTTAGTAAAGAAACCCTGGCTAAAATTAGGGCAGTTGCTACTAAAAAGGGTTATTCGTTTGCCGATTTAAAACGTGAATATTCTAAAGGTCTAGGCGCATTCTACTCTTCTGGTTCCAGACCAGGAATGACTGCTCATCAATGGGCAATGGCTAGAGTAAATGCGGCAGGTCCAAGTAAATCTTGGGCAGATGTCAAAAAGACTAAGTAACATGCATCCATACAAAGATATATCATCTGGTGATAACTGGGTAATACGAGAATTCACCCAAGCAGTTGATCCAATTGAACTATTATGGCATAGGGATGATGAAGATCGTGCGCTTGAATTGATTGAGGGTAATGGCTGGAAAATCCAATTAGATAACTCACTACCTATAGAGTTAAATCAAACCAATCGAATAAATATTAAAAAGCACGATTGGCATCGACTAATTAAAGGCGATGGTAATTTGGTTGTAAAAATCTATAAATCATAAAATGGCATTCGAAATCGGCGATAAAGTTAAGCTTAGATTATCTAAAGATACAATGGACCGTCTTAATCTAGTAGGCGCTCCGATTGATAATAAAATTGTTACTATTGGCAAAGTCTATAGATTAGACTATGCGCCAGACCAAACTTTATACATGGTCGATTTAGAAGAACCTATTGAGTTTGAAGGCACAACCTTTGACGAGATTTACGATCTTCGCGATGCAGATCTAGACCTAATTGATGTAAATGAGCCGTTGCCTGAAAGTAGAGTACTAACATTTTCTTCTTTTTTAAATGAAGCAAAGAAGCCAGCTAGTTGGTACTTTGGTATTGCAGATTGCCATGGTATAGAATCTTTTACTAAAGAAAATATTGATCATAATTACCTAAATCAATTAGATAGAATCCACGATTTAGGTCTTGCTGATGAAACCGCTCCGACCCGAACCAGTGTAATGAAAGAATACAATGGTCAGCTAAATATGATGATGATGCGCTGCAGCTTTAATCAACAGCGCCATCCAGTTGTTTATAGAGTTTCTTTAACTGATGATGTTGCTGACTATGTTCAATCGTTTGTTGATCGACGCGATTATATTGGTGCACTAAATGCAATTAAAGATCACTCGACAGAGATTCAATTAGCTAGAGGCCAAGGCATGAACCTAGAAAGACGCTGGAAAATGATTCCTAATCCAGATCTCGATCCGTTTCACGGATAATCCATTACCTCCGCATACGAACTCTTTTATTGTCACAAATAGATAATAAAAAGGATTAACTAAATGGCAACAGGCAGTAAAGGACAAGAAGTTCCAGTTATAGATACCAAAACCGGTGCTCCACAGTCATCGGGCGCAAGTACTTCTCTATTTAATGCATTTTATGTGTTTAAGTATAGTGGTGGAGTTGATATAATTGACGAATCATCATATTTATCCAATAATCAAATTTCAAGACACGGCGCTGCACCCCATATTATTAGTAATCCAACTGCATCCGCCATTGTTGACTGGGCTAAAACTATTCCAGCCAATCAAGATAGTAATCAGTATGGCATAAAAAACTCGCCATACACATGGTCGGATTTCCTATTTTGTAAATGGTATGGAATTGTGCCAAACAACCGCCTTATCACCCTTAGAAAATTTCCGTTAGCATCAAATGACGATGCTGCAATTAAAAGAGCAAAGCCGGTTCAAAATATACCAGTCGCACAGGCTGTAACTTGGTTTGGGGCTGGAACGGGTAATGACCTAAACAAAATTTGGCAAAGTACATGGTCGCTGGCTTGGACAAAAAAGGACACTGCGCCTAAGGAAGTTTCGGGAAATAATGTTACTAATTTTACACAATCCCTAGTTAAAGGTTTAAGTGCAAGCGGCGCGAATAAAGCTCTCATAGCAGCGGTAGAAAATCTATCAAATCAGGCAGATGGAATAGCTGGTGGCGGAACCGCTGACCAAATAGGTAGGGCTAAAATTGAAGAAAATGAACAAATTTATTTAAAGGGATTATGGGCAGATAATGGCGCATTCTTTAATCAAATACAGGGGCCAGTCAATGTTAAAAAAGATTTTTTAATTAGGGATAGAGGACTTTCGACGGCTGCACAAGATGCCAATTGGGTAATTATATTTGAGTATAAAACTGACTCATATTTTGGGATGAGTCAAAAAAGAGTTGCACTAGACATTATTGCAAACATGCTAGCTTTAACCTATTCTGATGGAGAATGGTTGCAGTCACTAAACGTCTACTATAAAAAACTAGGACTTGCACTTGCACCAACTGAACAGGCTCTACTAGAAAGTGCCTTTGTTTCAGGCGGATTAAATCCAGATAAGTTACTTGCTGCATTTACCGAAATTGCCAAGACTAGGGCAGGTTCAATTTTAAAATTGGCAGGCAAATTAGCACCTGCTTTGGCAAAGACTGCTACCAATGTAGTAGTGGGTACTGCTAAATCTGTATTAAGTGGTGATTTTAAGGTTAACCCATATGAAAATATGTCAACAGAAGAAAAAGGAGCCATGGAGGCAGCACTTAATGTTGAAATAACAAAGGCACTAGCCGACAGTTTTCCTGCATTTGTTCAACAGAGAGCAAATGTTCCAAACATGCCAACTGGGAACTGGCACTTAACAATAGGCAACCCAATGAATCCAATTATGAGAATTGGAGATGTTATTGTTAGAAGCTGTCAATTGGAGTTTGGCGAGGAATTGGGTCCAGAAGATTTTCCAATTGATTTAAAATTTACGGTAACTCTTTCTCCAACTAGACCAAGAGATAGTGCTGACATTAGACAAACGTTTAACTTAGGTCGAACCGATTATGTTGAAACATTTGTAGGACACACATATGATCAGGCTAATACATACGGAATAGAAAATAAAGGTCAGGAATTAGCTAGTAGAGGAACCACGGAGGAGCCGAAAAAGCAGAGTGCAAGCGACGCCAGACAAGGACAAGTTGCAACTTGGTTAAATAATCGATATGGCGCAGGCACGGCGGACGGAGAGGGCGCAGTATTTCTAAAGGACGTATACTTCTATGTGCCGCCTGAAGTTGGTACAGTCGGCGGATCTAAATAAAAATATAAAGTAAACCATGTTATTATTTAAAACTATATCAAATAAACCATTTTTTTCAGGAAGTTTTACTCAAAAAATCCTTAGCAAAGGTACAGTTAGGTTTGATAGTAAGCAGTTAACTAGCGACTATACTTTACATAAAGTTGATCCTATTGAAGAAATGCGACCAGATTTAATATCAATTCTATATTATGGAACTGAAAACTATGCAGATATCTTGTGTAAATATAATGGTATATCAAATCCATTTAGTTTGGTTAGAGATCAATTAATTAAGGTTCCAACTACGCCTGATGAATATTTTGTTAAAACCGACGATATTATAGATAAGGGCACAGTTAAAGCTTTGCCGAACGTAATTTTAGCTACAAAAAGGGATTCAACTAGACTTTCATATCTAAAGAAGCTTGGAACAAGTTTGACTCAGCCAAACTTGACTCTGCCTAACGATAAAAATATTAAGGTTCAAAATGGAAAGGTTATATTTGGTGCAGATGTTACAAAGGTTAATAAACAGGACTGTCCTACCCCAATTTCAAGATCAAACGTGTTAAAAAACCTAATTGAATCAAAAATATTTAAATAATGGCACTGGATCCAAATTCAATATTAGCGATTACTCAACCTAATTTAGAAATTAGAAGGATTTCTCATGTAAATCCAGAAAGTTTTGAGTCAGAGTCAGAAGTAACAACAGATCGCGCAAATAACGCAAATATTCAAACTGTAACTGGGTTGATTGCACCCTATGTTGAAATTGATAACTATGTTGTTCCACAAAATAGGCTAGTGTCTCTTTCTATAAATCAAAATGGATTTTTGCCAGAGCTGACGCTAAGTGTTATTGATAATACTGGAGTATTTTCTGGAATGTATTTTCCAAGAACTAACCCTATTTTAAAACTATACATAAAGTCCCTTTCGCCAGCAATAAAACCAATTAGATCTGATTATTTAATTACTAATATTGTAAGCTCTGAGTTAAGTACACTTTACACTGGAGCAGGCCGCATTGAAAGTATCTATACAATTACTGCAAAGCTATATGTTCCTGGAATATATGGAAATACTGTACAAAGTATTCCAAAAAAGAAATCATGGGAGGCACTAAAAAGTTTGGCCGATCACCTAAAATTAGGTTTTGCAACAAACGAAACTTCAACTGATGATCTAATGACTTGGATTAATCCAAACGGAACGATTGAAACTTTCATACAAGATATTTGTGCTAGAGCCTATAAAAATGAAAAGAGCTTTTTTGGATGTTTTATCGACACTAATTATATTTTAAATTTTGTTAATTATGAAAAAGCCCTTAGCAAAGAAACTAAAGTTATGCAAACAGCCGGCGATGGAATGGAGTCTCAATATAGTGCAGTCAATAGTGTAAGTAAGACTGAATCAAAAGACGATAAACCTAAAGACACAGAGTTAATCGATGTACTATTATCTTCGTCAATCACGGACACCCATTCTGGATTCAACATTGCACACTATGCAATGTATTCTAACCACGGCGAAGTTTTATCAAAACAAAGCTTTAGGAAAAGTATTACGTGGCACGATAGAAAGTTTTATTTAGAAAATAAGCTGCCAATCAATCACTATATTGAGCCATTGAGCGAAAAAACAATTGAGAATAAAAATGCTACTTATCAAAAACCCAAGCTTGCTACATTTTCAAAGGAACAAACTAGTAGGTGGGTTGGAGTTGACTATAATAACGGCCATGCAAACTATAAATTTGCTAGATTACTAAATAGCCATAATACTGATGAACTTGGAAAAAATTATTTGGTTGTTAAGCTGCCTGGAGTAACTCAAGCTATCTATCGAGGTGGTAAAGTTGATGTGTTAATTAAGAGACAATTATCCGGTGAAGCTGATGCAGTTGCGCCAGATTCAAACTTTGAACAACCCGTCACCTCAATCAAAGGATCAGGTGAAGTAATTGATTTATACTTAACCGGCCCATATATTGTAAAAGATATAGTATATGAATTTAATGGAAGCCCAGAGGCGTCTGAATTTAAATATTCAACTGAACTTATTTTAGTTAGACGCGAATGGCTTGAAATTAGTGATGATAATAAATTAGACTCGGAAAAAAATATTTAAATACAATGGGACCAGAATTTGAACCACAACCAGATCCATATATTAATAGCAGTGCCTTGGGTGCTGACGCGACAGCTGGTGATAAAAGAAGCTCTTGGGTAGCCTCTGTTGTAAATGACAAAGCTACTAGATCATTACCTAATATTATTCAATCATTTAGAAATTCTAGGCTTTCGACTGGATATGACGAACCTACCTATTTTGGATTTGCACTAGACATACATAGTCAATTAAGTGAAGCTAAAGGAACGATAAACCCATACACTGGGCTTAAAGCAAATCCACTGTTCTATTTGCCAGAATGGGCAAAAATGTCATCAGACGGAAGCGGTATTACTGAAGTAAACACTGGAAAAAATTTCCCTGATCTACTTGCAAATGCCAGTGAAGCCTGTGCAATTCAATACCTAAATAGTTTTTCTCTTAAACTTAGCGAAACTAACGACGTAAATTATCCAAAGAATCTACTATTAAATTCAGCAGCCGCCTCTACTATTACAAATAGACCGGCTGGTGAATTAAACAGAGGTTTCTATTTAATGGAATTTATTAAAACTTTAAATTCAATTCAAGAAAAATCTCCATGGGCATTTAAAGAACTGGATGGAATACCTAACCTATGGAAAGCTTGCCAAGCAGGCTACAAATTTGAACCAATTACACTTACAATAGTTGGAGATGAGACAGTAGATCTTAGATTAACCCGCCTTGCCGAAGCATATCGTCTATTGAGTTATGATTCATTTAATGGTAGAAAGGTATTGCCTCCAAATCTTGAAAAATTCTCAATGGATATCTATTTTATGGATTTGCGTTTCCTAAAAAATGGTGAGAATGTCGGTCTCAATATTAATGCAGCGTTGGGACTAGGCTCTAGCGCACAATACGATGAAACTTTTAGTGGCCAGGTAAACTTTGGTGGAATTGCATTTAGATGCATGGGATGCAGATTTGATTTTTCAGACTTTTTAGAAAATGCAGCTCAAACTAAATCATCAACTGGCGAATCTTCCAGTAACCTACAACCTAAAATTAAAATTATTGTTGATCGAGTAATGCCAGCCACATATTTTGGCGATAAAGCATTTGGCACAGCTGGTTTCTTTGATGATGAAGCTGGCTCAAATCCACTATTTGGAGGACTAGGCGGTGCTCTTGATCTTGGTCCTTTTACTGGAGGAATAACTAGAGTGTTATCGGCAGGCCGACGCGCTCTAACTAATATATTAGGAGCTCCTCAACGAGCCCTAAATGATGCTCTACTTGGTCTAGAAAGACAGTTTGATGCAGCCGTCGATGGCGCACTATCAAACGGACCTCTTAATTCTAGACCGTTTGACCAGTTTTCTCCAACCGATTTAACCACAGTTACCAAAGAAAGAGGTGCTAACCCAATTAATGATGATGTTTATGTTGGATCGCAATTAACAATATTAATGCAAAGAAAGGTTGGTGGTAAAATTACAAAAGACACTTTCCCAGGCAAAGACACTAGAACCACTTTACCAATTAAAAATGATATATTTCCAGGAAAAGACACCAGAACAGCTTTACCAATCAAGAATGATATGTTTCCCGGAAAGGAGATTACCCCAATTGGAAAAATTAATAATGATATTTTCCCAGGGGATGTACCAATTATGAAAGCTGTAAACCAAAGGAAAGTTGGAGGTAAAATAACTAGTCAAAATCCACTTAAGCCATAATGATTGTAAACAGAGACCTAGATATTAAACGTTCATCAGACACAACTATTGACTATATTTTAAAAAAGTATATGGGTACAGTTGTTGATGCAAACGATCCTCTTAAACAGGGTCGATGCAAAATTTTAGTGCATGGAGTATTTGATACACTAAAAACTGAGGATCTTCCTTGGGCAAATCCAATGGCAAAACCTACATTTTTTGGTAAAGAGGGTGCTGCCAGTATTTCTATTCCAAAAAACGGAGCACTTGTAGTTGTAACGTTTGATCAAGGCGACATTTATTCACCTGAATATTCTCAGTTACAGGAACTTGCGGCAGACTTGCAGGAAGAATTAAAAAAGGATGGTGAATATTTAGGTTCGCATTTTATCCTATGGGATGGAGATGAACAGCTTAAATTGTGGTTTACTGTAGGCAAAGGCTTAACTTTTGAAAATAAAAAATCCCGAATTAATATTGCTCAGGATTCAACTATTACAATTGAGCATAAAGATACTGAGTCTATTATTGAACTAGAGGGTCCTACTATTAAAATTATTGCAAATTCAACTGTTGATATTACAGCAACCTCTGAGGTTAGGGTAACATCTGAGCAAGTATGGCTTAGAGGAGACTTTACTAGACTTGGAGCAAGCGGCTTAACTGAGCCAGCTGTTATGGGAGATGCACTTATGGCAACAATTGAGTCCCTTGCATCAATGATCGATGGAAAAATGCCATCAACCCCAGGCCTAGCTAAAGGCGTTGTAAGTTTAGCAAAACCATTAATTTTATCAGATACCGTTACCGTGGGTAAGTAATTTAGGTATATTAATTATAGTGAAAGACTATTATAATATACTAGAAGTTGAGCGCGGATGCAATCAGGCAGATATTAAAAAGGCATATCGAAAACTTGCCATTAAATATCACCCTGATAAAAATCCTGACGGCGATTCCAAATTTAAGGAAATCGCCGAAGCTTATGGTGTATTAGGAGATGTAGAAAAGCGTAAAGGTTACGATAAAGGCGGTGCTAACTTAGAGGACCTTCGTGACATGTTTAGTGGATTTGGCTCAACCGATATTTTTACCCAAAATTGGGGTATTGATCTTGATATAGTAGTTAATCAAAAAATCGATCTTAAAGACCTTTTAACTGGTAAGACCATTGAGGTAGTTTATAATAAAAAGGGCGAGTCTACCCCAAATCGTTTTAGTGTAGAGCTTAGCCCAGACAAAACCAAACACCAATTAATTTTTGATGGTAATCGAGCATTTTCCAGATTAACTTTCCAAAATATGGGAAATACTGGTAAACTTGGTGGAGGTGCAATGTTTAATCGCACATTTATTGGTAATCTATATGTCCTATTAGAAATAGTAATACCATCTGGTATTGTTATGGATGCAGCCGGTAATATAGTAGATAACAGAGAAGTAGACTTAACCGAGTTAATTAATATTGAAAATCTAATCTTTGAATCTGTGTCTGGCACAAAATTTAAGATAAAATCTCTTAGCGCTAAGTCCTTTAGCGATATTCAAATAACCATTCCAGGCCGAGGATTAGCTACTGGGTTTCAAAATAAAGGTGCATATGTCTTTAAAATTCATACAAGGGTACCTAATTTTGATAAACTAACTGATCTCGAGAAGCAGGACCTACTACGCTTAATAAATAAAACTATATAGATGACAAGTTGTCATCTGTTATAAATTATTTGTACTGATACGATATAAATAATAAAAAAAATCAGGCAACGTGGTCCTTACAGACGTAAACGAAATTACAAATACCTCAGATATGCTCTTCATTATTGAAAGAGTAAATGAAGGTCTAAACACAGTTAAGTCAGAGAATGGTGACATTGTTATGGAAGGGGTTTGTGCAGTATTTGACACAAAGAATAACAACAACCGAATCTACGAAAAAGCTGAGTATCTTCCACACCTAGAATACCTAAACGAGAAAATCGAAAAGGGTCAACTATTTGGTGAGTTAGATCATCCACAAAATTTTGATGTTTCACTTAAGAATGTTTCTCACGTAATTGAGAAATTATGGTACGATCAAGATTCTAATAACGTAAAAATTAAAGTACGTCTGCTAAATACACCGGCTGGTCAGATTGCAAAAACTCTAGTTGAGTCAGGCTGTACAATTTCAACCTCTTCAAGAGCTGCTGGTCAAGTAGCAAATGAGGGTAAAGTAAAAATCCAAAGAATA